CCAAGACGAACCATCGCCCCCAGTACCACCATCTGTTCTTCATGATCGTCTATTCCTTCTTTGATTCGTTTGAAGAGCCCTTTTTGTTCTTCGGGTTTTTTCTCCATTTGGTGATTTTATCGCTTAGGAATTTTTGTACTTTTTTTCGTATCCATTCTACTAAAGGCTGTGTTAGCGTTGTAGCTGCCACAGCTGTAACCGCCGTTGTAGCTGCCACTACGACAACCTCAGTTGAAGGTTGAGGTATTGGCTGCTTAATAAACGGTATTTTAAGGGTAGGTGGTTCGGGCGGTTTTTCTTCTACAGTTTCGACTGGCTCATCCTCTTGATCTCTAAGATCACTAGGAGGAACTACCATAGGTTTGTAGTATGGTACGTCAGCTGTAGGTATTGGTATTTCTACGGTTTTTATTTCAACTATATCAGGTAATACTATGGTGGGTATTTCCATTAGTCAGCAGCTTCGGCTGTGTTTCCCTCTGCTACCCAAGCGAGGTACTCTTGGTAGTCGGTATTTTCCTCATTGATTGGAATTGATAAGAAATTACCATTACCATTATCTTTCATAACAGAACATAATTGACCTGTAGAGATAGAGTTATAAAGCTTGTAAAGTTTTGTTTGTGCCATAGTTTTTATAGTTCCGCTGAAAAAGAAAATTTAGCATCATTGTGGTCTGATCTAAGATAATGTGAAAGACCTAAAGTACTGAATGTTGAATCAGGAACACCATAAAAAGACATTTGTGTATCTGTACTATGTTCTGCCACCCAACTTCCATCAACGTGTTTTGCTGGATCTAAACTGCCACCTTCTACTTGCCAGTAATCCGCTCCTGTTACTGCATCTATACTGGGTGAAGTTCTCATTTTACCTAGTGGATATTCCAATACTATTTGAAAAGTAGATCCATTGTAAGCCACTCCAACACCTAAAGCTTTGTAATTTGCATCTACTAATCTTTGATAATATCGACCACACAAAGCAATCTCCTGACCATAAGACCTATGCTCAAAATCTGTTGCTACGCTGCCTACTTCTAATTGAACTCCTGTAATCTCAAATGTCGCATCATTTGTTGTGTACCATGTGCTTGTATTGTCAGGCATCCTTGTTGCTGAAGCAAAAGCTGCCCAAGTATTTAATGAAACTGAACCTGTGTTATCAGTACCCCAAAAAGGTACAATATTAAATTCTAATCCATAACCATTATTGTTATCTATAGTTAAATTAGAATTACCGGGGATTGTCTTTGTAACTTTTGTCCAAGTATTAGCAGATAAACTTCCAGTTTCAAAAGGATAATTCTGTGCTGTTCCATCAGGCGCACGTAAATAACCATAAAAATTCTGTGCAACACTAGATTTTACCCAAAAAGATAATGTTATATAACTTGAAGAAGATGTATAATTCCAACCAGATTGTGCCACATTTTGTGCCTCTATTCTTTGATAAACGAGAACTTTATCGGCAGTACCAGCACCACTTGTTTGGTTACCATTTGTAATTTTAAGTGCTTTTCTAAAACCTAATGTGTAAGGTGTAGTTCCACTTGATATATTAACTTGAGCAAAAGTAGGTGCTTCATCAGTACCACTAAAATCTCCATAAAATCTATCAACAGTTTGATACCCTGTAGATGTAGATGACGTACCACGTTGAGCCACGTTCATAGCTCCATTAATTATTAAATTACGATTACTTAGGTTATTAGTTATATTCGCTGTACACGTTCCATCGCTTGCCAACGTTATGGCATCGCTTGTTGCGGAATTGGAACGGATTCCGTCTACTTTTAATGTACTCATGACTTATTACCTATTTCGATTAGGAACATACGACTAGAAACGCAGAGTGATGAGTCAGATCCACGTTTATTTATAATCATATCATTTGAACCATTTGCATCACTCCTAACTTTATAAGTAACAGAGTTTGTTGTATTAGGATGGTCAACAAGAATAACAGTACTAGAAACAGCGTCACCTGCACCTGCGTTCATGAAAGCTCCAGCAGTTGAATTAACTGTTCCACTTTGTCCTTGCTCTAATGCAGTTGAATCTCTTAATATATCATAACCAACATCAGCAGCAGTATCAGCACTTACTAAACCTAAATTTACAATAACAATAATACGACTATCTGTAGAAGATGGTGTAATTGATGTATTTAATTGGGTATAAATATCTCCCGGATCTGCCAATTGCACATGTGTATTATCGGTTGTGTAATTCCAATTTTTGATCATGCCTACATCAGCGATCCATCCAAGGTTTCCAGACCCATCAGTTTTTAATAATTGATTAGCCGATCCATCAGCATTAGGTAGTTTAAAAGCTACTTCACTAGATGTTGGTGCAGATGAAGGTGGGTTAAGCGATACGCTGTTACCACCCGAATGTTTTAATTTTAATGAACTCATGGTTTAGGATTGTCTGATTTTACTTTTGCAATGGCATCGACCCAAGTTGTTGTACCATTCTTTTTGTCCCAATATTGCATGTCTAATTGATCTTGTATTGTAGGGTATGCAGCCACCCTATCTCTTTGATATTTTTTAGCTGCATATTCATCATCGAGTATCTTACGAGCTGCTGTTATTTTGGTGTTATCGAGAGTTATTTTACTTCCATCTTTTTTTAAAACTCCAAAATCATCATTTATTGAAGATGCTTCTGGGTAAGCTTTTATAATTGCTTCGTGATCTAAACTCATGCTGCTACCTCCATTAATGTTAACGAGGAATGAACATTACCATTAGTCGGAACATGACTATAATAAACATTTCCACTACCCCAGCGTCTTGTAAGTTTTACCCTATAAGTAATTGATGATGTAGTATTTGGTGAATCAAGGTACATACCATTCGGGCCGGCATTTGCTTGTCCTTGAGTACCAGCAGCACCAGAACCAAAGTAGTAAGCATAGCCAGAGATATGAGTTGAATCTCTATAAAGATATAATTGAAATTCACTACCAGATTGAACATAAGCTGGAGCACTTGTTAAAGTAATTAAAATTTTACTACTAGAAGCAGAAGGTGTGATAGCACAATTTAATACCTCAGTTTCAGTTCCATCAGTAACAGTTGTTAACGCCTCTGACGTTGTTTGCTTTACTTGAAGGATTTTTCCTCCAACTCCAACATCCGCTGCTAATGTATCTGAATCTACTGATCCGTCGGGTAGACCTCCGACTGCGAGTCCTGTGATCGTACCATTTCCATTAATTGTTATTGACATAATTTTAAACGATTGTCCATATTTCACCAGAGCCAACCGTTACAGTTACTCCGTTATTAATTGTTATTGGACCAAAAGATCCTGCATTTTTATTATTACTAATGGTATAATCATGAGTAACTGTATTTTCGTTTTCCCAAAATACTGCGTTAGCTCCAGAATTACCTCCAGTAGCACCAGCTTGTAAACCTGTAAGACCTGAACCGTCACCTGTGTAAGCTGTTGCTGCAACTGTACCTGTTACAGTAATTCCAGTACTTGAAGTCTCAAATTTCTTTACACCTGTATGCCAAAGTGAAGTACCTGCATCATTTGTAAATTGAGCAGCTTTTGTAAAATTACCAGTAGAACCTTTAAGATAAGAAAGTTCAGCAACACCATCAGTGTTGGCTGTGAATTTCCATTTATCACCGGGATCATCTCCTTCATCAGCATAAATAGATATAGCAGCTGCATTACCTTCATGACCTTGAATCCTTAACTCAGAACTACCTGCTGTATTTTTAAAAACAAAGAGATCAGTATCAACTGTACTTTCAAAAATATTATCTGTACCATCGTGATAGATTTTTAAATCATCACCATCTCCAAATGTAGCTTTTACATCATCATTAAATTCTAAAGCCATATCACTGGCATCAAATAATATATTTTTATTTGTTGTACCAGAATTAAGCTGAACATCTCCGTCTGTATCTAATCCACCATTACAGTTTACTGTTGAAGAAACATTTAAGATTCCATTAATATTAGTACTACCATTAGAAAATATTTCAAATCTATCAGCAGTATTAGTGGCATCAGAAATAGTAAATACACCACCATTTCCATATATTGAAAAGTCAGAGTTATTGTTTGAATCTACAAGATGTATTACTGGATCAGCACCAGTTAATGTGAGGTTTCCAGTTACATTTATATTTCCAGTTCCAGTTATATCATTACTATTTAGGTCAAGACCACCACCTAGCTGCGGTGAGGTGTCATCAACCAAATCTGAAGCGACTGCTGCCCAAGTTAGACCACCTGTATTACCAGACTGTGCTGATAAGAAGTAGCCGTTAGTTGGAGAGTTAGATACTTTAAGATTAGCTTCATCTACAACATTATCTGCAATAGTTAAAGCTGTAGCTCCTGTGACTTCTCCTGTGTGAGTAGCGTTAGTTACTTTAGCTGTGTTAGCTGCAACATCTGTAGCTATATCAATACCATCTACAGTTCCAGATACTGTGATATTACCTGTTACATCGACGCCTGACGAAGTGATTTGTAACTTTGTACTACCACCAGATTGAATTTTTAGATCTCCTGTACCAGCATCGTTAATTATAGAATCATTGGCATTATGGAATATTTCTAAATCTGAACTTGTACCAAGTTTTAGTTTAGCATTATCTTGATATACGTTATCTCCAGTATATGTGTTACCAGTAACAGTAGCAAAGTCGCCACTAGCTGTGACACCACCTTGCCATTGACTGCCGTTGTATACTTTTAGTTCGTTAGCAGTAGTATTAAAATATAAATCTCCTGCTGCAAGTGAATTACCACCTCCATCTGTTGATGGGTTAGAAGATGCTACTTGGTATTGATCTCCATAATTAGCTATAGAATTTAAATTAGCTGCGGCTGTATTAACACTTGCAATAGATCCGCCAACGTTATTTACATTAGTTGCCGCTCCAGCTACTGTAGTTACGTTAGAAGCTATACCAGCTACAGTTGTTACGTTAGAAGCTATACCAGCTACAGTTGTTATATTACCTGATACACCAGCTACTGTTGTTACCTCTGTCGCTTTTGGTACTAATCTATGAAATGCATATGTATGTGTTACCGCTGTAGTTTCTACAATTACACCAAAGCCTGCTGTAAGAACTGTAGATCCACAGCCTGTAATAGTTACAGTATTAGATCCAGAACCGTTTGCAATGGTAACTGTACCTGTACTTGGTGTACGTGTACTACTTATCTCCTTAATAGATACAAGAGTACCAGTTCCGTTGTTTACGTCAGGGTTAGCTGTAGGAAAAGATGTTTCATTTGCAATAGGTACGAAACCACCTACGTCATCAACTAAGTCAATAATTCTATCATTAATAGCTGCGGTTGTAGCAATCGTAGTATCATTATCAGGAAATGTATCTCCATCTTTGATAGTCTCACCAGAACTTATATTAAAGTATCTAGCATCAGACGCAGAAGTAGTAAAGAATGAAGTATCATTTACACTGTAACCAGACTGCTCACTATTAGTAACAACAGTTGCACCATTCAGCTTATCTGATGTAATAGATCCAGCAGCGTAGTGCTCGTTATCTAAAGCTCCAGCAGCTATATGTTCAGAATTAATAACATCATCTTGTATATTATCTCCATCTATAACATCATTAGCTAAATGCTCATGATCTATAGATCCGTCTACGTAGTGTTCTGAATTAACTGAGTTGTCAGCTAATTTAGTACTGTCTATTATATCTGCTTCTAGATGAACACGATCAATAGAGCCATCTACATATTGGTCACTATCTACAGAATTAGCAGACATATGTATAAGGTCAATAGATCCGTCTACATATTGATCGCTATCAACTGAGTTAGCTGACATGTGTTCAAGATCTATAGAACCAGCAACATAATGTTCTGAGTCAATTACGTCATCTGCGATTAATGTACCATCAATAGAATCTGCTTCTATATTAAATCTTTGTACTTTTCTATCAGTTGCTACTGCACCAATAGCTTCTTGTAACGCATGACGTACCTGTTTAAAGTTATCATTTATTTCACCAGCTTTTAATGACGAGCCAGCTGTAAATGTAGCTTTAGGGTTGTCAACGTTTGTTTGTCTAAATATACGAACAGGTGTAGTACCTGTAGGTATATTGCCAGCGGTAAATCTAACTGTACCACCAGATGTAGTATTATAATTTTCGACGGTATAGTGGGTGGTGAGAGTTTTGACTACATTATCAACCTCTACTTTTACCTCGCTTGTTGTAAATGACGGAAAGGTGAAGGCAAAATCAGCATTATTAGTACCTGTTCCTTGACTTCCCGTATACGAGTTTTGTTGATTTGCCATTTATTTATACATATTTAATAATGAGTAAGATTCATATGTTTTAGCATCTTGTAATGCTCCAGTTGCTTGTTGAAGTAAACGTAAATCATATATAGGTTTCTCATCTTTAATTCTATTCCAAGCTAATATTCTAGCTTGTTTGAATAAGCGATCAATTACTATATTATGATAGTAGTCTCTTGCATTATACTCACCACGTTTCCCGGCTCGTATATCAGCTTGCATTAATTTTATAGATTCTAGGATTCTAGGATCTCTAGATAATCTATCTAAATCTAATTCTAAATTCAACTCACCTATAGCTTGTTGAAATCTAGATCTTATTTCTGGGTTATCTGTTAAGTTTGTACCATCTGGAGCATAATAAGTAGACATTCTAAGGTCATAGCCACTATTAAATAAAAGTTGTCTAGCTGAGTTACTATCTAAATTAAGAGAAACTGGGCTAATAGCATTAAATGCTCTAGTCATGAAATCCCAATCTTTGATAGGTCTACCATTTAACATATCATATTTAACAGGTAAAGCTTCTACTCCGGGGATATTTTCTGATCCTAAGTTTCTGTTACGCCAAGATTGAAGAATACCTGAGTTAATTTCACGCATATAAGGTGTAATTAATCTACCCATTTCATTACGTAAACCAGCCATAGGTACAGTATTATTAGTTATACTTGCAAAGATACGTTCAAACTGACCGGGGCGACCGGCAGCTAAGTCAACTAACTGTTGAATACCTGACAAGTAAGACTTACTAGAAACAGCTTGTGCAATAACTAATGATATCTTTTGAAGTTCTTTTTCTGTCCACTCTTCACCCATTAACATACTAGCATCACCTACATCAGCGATTGTAGATAGAATAAGGTTAAAAGGTTCAATAGAATCATAACCTATTCTAACACCACCTAGCTCAATAGTACGTGGTTCGTATCCACCGTCTATCCAACCTTGACGCATCTGTCTGTCAGCTGGTCCATTGCCTGCAAGTCTTCCAGACATCCAAGCATTAATAGCCATGAATGTAACAGCAGAGCCTATTGCTAATCTACCTGTTTGTAAAGCTTTAGCATTAGATAACTCTTCTGCTGTATTTATTCCATACTTTTTAACAGCTCCTAAGTTATCAGGAGTTGCTCTTGCTATTTCGTTAAATTCTTTAACTAGAAAGTTAAACCCGGGTGTATGTTTAGCGGTTAAAGATAATCCGTTTACACCAGTTCTGGCAAATAAGAAGAAAGGTCTAACAAAGGGGTTAGCAGTTAACACATCATTCAAGCCTTTAGCAAAGCCAGTTAAGTCTTGTGTAAGTGTAACTTCTTTCTTTGCAAACATAGTTGCATCGTCTTTTATATTACCATTAGCATCAAAGATCTCTGTATAGAAATCATCTTGATAAGCTTTCATTAAATCAGGTGTAAGATTAGGAACTTCTATCCCATTACCTCGTAATTCCAACGCTCTACGCATCGCTTTTTCTCTCATCTTAGCTCTACCTAATAAGAAGGTAAAGGCATCGTCAGTCGCTGCCATTATCTTAGTAGAGTAAGTAAAGAGATTAGTATTGTTTATATTACGAATCATGTTTGTAAATGCAAAGATAGCCCGATCTTCCTTAGTTGCTCGGCCACTATCTTCTGCCCATCTACGTACTAACTCCCAGTTGTAATCACCTTTACTAAATTCAATGTATCTAGTTTTAATTGTAGATATATCACCACTCCAATAACCATTTAACTTTGTAAAGAATAAATCAAAAGCTTCTGGTAAGGCTTCTAACATACCAGTCATGGACGCAATACTACCACGTATAGTAGCACTATCTCCAGTAAATGGATATCTTAACATTGCACCCATAAAGGTAGATAAAGGACGTAAGAATGTTGCACTACCTGTACCTAAGAGTGCTCGTAATGGAGTTTTAGGTCCACTTAATACACTGTGACTTATCATTTCCTGTAAGTTACGTATTAAAGCACCAGTACGATCTGGTCCTTCTCCTCCTAACTGACCACCTTTTAATACTTTTCTTGCCCAATTATCAAAGTCATCTAGATTATTAACATCTTTCATCATAGTAAACGCTTCAAATAAAGCATTTAATAAGTTATCATCTGGATCATCTTTAGCTATTTTAAGAATAGAAAGTATAGAATCTTTAACATCTTCCATATCTGCTTGAACAGCAGCATTAACTGCATCATTCAACTGTGATTTAGTCTTACCAGCACCAAAAGATCTGAAGTAATCAGAAGCTACGAATCGAGACTTCTTGGTTTGATACATAGCTGTTAGCATAGTATCTATAATTTGTTGAGCTGGACCATCTATATCATCTAAAGACACAAATTCTGCCAATTCTCTACCAGCTATACCTGTATCACGAAGCTGTTTAAGTAAAGATCCTACAACTAAATCAGCTGTTACAACTGTTTCAGCAGACCAAGTTTCAAATACTTCATCACCTAAAGGTATAGTAGCTTTTTGTTTGTTAAATAAGTCAGTTAAGTATTCCTCTCCTGACATTTCCATAGCATTTCTGCCATCAGTTATCTTATGAAATTCTGTAATAGCATCACGCCATACGTCAGCTAAAGCTTTTCTATTTCCTTTTACTGATTCTAACTCAGCTTTAAACTTCTCATCGCTCATTAGACCTCGTAAGGTACGTTCAACTATCTCGTCAGTTGTACCACTCTCTCTAACTATACGTTCACGCTCTACGGATGTAGTAACAGAGCCTGTAGATCCATCTTCAGATCCCCAATCTTGACGTGTACGTTTTAATTGATCTCTAGCTTTACCGGGGTCAACCTCAGATATATCAGCACCCTGATGTCTTTGTGCGATAGGAGCGTTTTTAGCAGCACGAAACTCTGTATCACCTCTACGTATCTGTGCTAAAGCCTGTGTAGTAGTTTGGTTTTCTATACTTGAGTTACGTTTTATAATTTGATTCTTAACACCAGCTCTACCTTTACCTATTAAGTGAGCTGCACCATCAAATATTAAACCTATTCCCATACCTTCGACGATGTTTTTAAACTTCATCATAATAGGATGGTCTGTTTCTTTGGTACTTAACGGAGTATCTATCCAACCATAGTGGTCACGTAATGAGCCTAAAGCATTATGACCGTCTGATTCTTTAGATATTAAATCAGATAAGCCACCAATCGCCATAGCTCTTGTAATAGTACCCATACCCATAAGACCGGAAGCACCGGCTGCTAGTATAGGTACACCTGTAGCGGCTAGTCCTTTGGCTGCTAATACTGTACCAACAGCTAACGAACCAAAATGTACTGTACCTCTTAGTAATTTACCCCACCATGTTTTAGTTATAATAGGATCATCATGGTCAACAAACGGATCCCACTCAGGTCTATAATAACCTTTCTCTTCTTTCTCTCGCTGCATCTCACCAGATAAAGCATCTGTGGTACGTTCAGCAAAGGTTGTTACAGAAGAAGCTGTATCCTGTAATCCTCCAGACAGTATGGATTGACCTTCTTTAGCTAATGCTCGTAGTCCCCACTGATCTTGGTCTCTAGGATCACCTTGCAAGAGTTCAGCTTGTTTCTTTTTCTCTTCTTCTTCCTCTTGTAAGTTTAATTTTCTTTGTTCATCTAGGCGTAGCTGTTCTTCTAAATTAGCCCCCATTTCATTTATACTTTGCTCTACGGAGTCAAAGTCAGTGGTTCTATTTTCATCCATAATTAATTCATGTTTGTCTGTACTAACTCATTAGCAGCAGCTGGTAATAAAGTGTTTAGATCCATAAATGGTCCTAAGTCACCTATAATTGATTTAAACTCTTCTCTGTCCTCTTCTGGTACATTTACAAGTCTTCTGTATGTAAAATCAGAATCTCTAAATTGAAGCTTATTATTTGACTTGTATCTTAATCTTTCTAATAGTACTAAAGTTTGAGTATCTTGGTCAAAAGTTCTATTCAGATCTAAATTAGCGTGTAATGCTAAGTCAATAAAAGCATCACCTTTAAGTCCGTAAATACCTAATTCTGTATCTCTACTAATCTCACCACTACGTACTTTATCTAGAATTTCTCCAACAGTCATTTCAGATAATTTAACTTCTTCATTTAGAGGTTGATATTTGTTATTAACTTTAATAGCATCTATTCCTCCATTATCATTAACTTTTGGATCAATTAATGAATTTAATACTTCGTTCATATTTTCATCTGAACTTAGCATAACCCTGTTAATCTTAGCGAAGTCAGTTTTAGTAATAAGTAATTTTGTATCATTCTCAGGCATATTTAACCTGACTCCAAAGTTTGGATTAGGTTCGATATATCCAAGAGTTACAAGTCTATCATGTGCTAACTTAAATGGACTAACACCAGAATGATCTTTAGCTATCTGTGTCCAGTATCCGTCAAGCTCAACATTAGAATCACGTTTAAAGAACTCTATAGCATTTTTTATATAAGGTTGCTCCCATGTATGAACTTCTTTAGTGTTAAGAGTTTTATTAAAATCAGTATTATAAGCTGTTCTTGCATTTATTAAATCAGTACCACGATCACCATTTACATATACTGCGGTATTTACATTATCCCATGTACCACCATTTAACTCATTTAGCACGTCTTGCATCGCTAATGCACCAGCATTGTCTTGGTTTGTATTTTGATACTCTTTAAGTTTTACTGCAAATAGAGCTTTAGCTTTATCTAGAATAGCCCCTTCTTTAGCATATCGCCAGTTATAATCTTTAGATTCAGCAAAGTTGTTTAGAACATATGTTTCGATACTTCTAAGTAGTATACCACGTTGAGTTTCAAATTCCGGTTGGTTTAATATTGCTCTTCTTTTATTACTTTGATCGAGTAAAGCATTGGCTCTCTGTGCTAAATCAGGATGAGCTAAATAATCTTTCAACTGATCTATAGTTACATAGTCACCTTCATTTACTTGAATCTCTAAAGCATTTAATTCATTCTCTAAGAACTCTTTTGATTCTTTTTTCTTTTGTTTATTCCAAGCATTGTTAATTTTGCTAACATTTTGGTCTTGAATATCATCATAAGTTTTTTCACCTTTCTGACCTTCTGGTACAAATTTATGCTCTTTAGTTAGATACCGTAAGTCATTCTCATTAAATGAACCTATATTGTCTATAATTAATTTTACAAAATCATCGTTAGCTAGTTTGTATGGATTTTCCAGACCTAACCCTTCATAATAAGCTACTCGTTCTTGTATGTAACTGTCTTGACTAAAGAGACTATGAACAACTGCATTTTCATTACCATTATAAAAATTAGCTGAAGCAGCTTTAAGGCTATTAATTACACCTACAGTCTGATAACCCGTAGCTATTTCGTTAGTTGCATCTTTGTGTATGTCAGAAGCAGTACCATCCCAGTCACGCTCGACACCTTTTACATTACCTACAAACTTAGAGATTATCTGTCTTTCTGTAATTTCTGGGTGCTCTGCCATCCACATCTCTGCGTATCTAGCATATGCAATTTTTCTCCAGTGCTGCTTTTCTGAGTAAGTCATATCCTTATACAACTTACCGTTAACCATTAGAGAGTTCTCAGCAATCTTCATATACACAGGAAGATGAGCGTTCATCTCGTTAATAGCTTGTAAACCATTATCAAAATCTCCAGCCTGTATAACTAAATTGAAATCAGCTATATCTGTAGGTTTCATAGGTACACCGTCACTGGATTCACCAGTACGTAGCATTGTACCTACCTCTTTAGATCCTTCTACTTTTATCTCTTTGTTTTCATTTTCATAAAGTATAGCGTTGCTGATAAATTCAGATCTTGTATTCTCATCTTCATATGCAACAACCCATCCATCCCACTTATTTTCACTTTCTTTATATGTTCTTCTTCTATCTAATATCTCTTTACCAGATTTAGTAAGCTTCGCTAAATCACTCCAACGTTTACTACGGGCTTCCATAGTCATGTTGTAAAGTGTGATATTATCTTGGAAGAACTGTTTACGATCTTTAATGTTCTCGTCTATCTGTTTGTTGGTGGCTTCTACGAGATCTGGTTCTGTTTCTGCGTAGTTTAATTCATCATAGGTAAAGGGTTCAGACTCCTTTCTACCTAATGATTCAAAATAAGATGATGACATAATTAATTACCTATGCGCCTATCCAACCCAACCAAAACCAGAAGCAATACCTACTACCTGACTTGCAATACTTAATGCACCACTTAGTCTATCAGATGGAGGCATTAATACAGGTGCTCCGTATTCTGGTGTGAGTCCTAAGTTATTTCTTACAGTAGCTTGTGTACCTTGCAGTTTCAACAGTCGACCTCTGTAACGTCTCTGCATTTGTACTCCGAACTCTGATCTGGTAGCCTGTTCTAGTTGACCTTTAGCTCTCATCAAAGCTCGTACTCCGGTAGTACGACGTCTAGATCGACCACCTTCGTTTACTGTAGCTTTTTCTTTGAGATACTTTATATATCCTTGTTGATAAGCTCGTCGCCCCTGTCCTTGGACATATAAAGCTCTTTGATAATCGTCAGAGATACCACGGCTATAACCTGTAGCAGCACGATCCATGCCACGTTCAGCTGAGGTTTCTCTATTCCAAAATTTTAACGAGTCAGAGCGGAACTTAGCGTCCTTCTCCATCCATCGTTGTCTGGCTGCATTTCTTGCACCAGCATTAGCATCCATGCACACGGCAAAATTCTATAAATTGTACGTTATTTGGTCCATGTTCAAACTTACGTAAGAACTTGAAGCCTAGAAATCTAAGCAATTTTAAATGTACTTTATTTCTACTGTCAACTATATTCCAGAGGAGGGGCTCCTTACGGCTATCGACATACCGCTTTGCCTCTCTTGCAAATGTAATTGGGTATCGGTGTATATCAGGAGTGCAGAGCATCCATATATCACCTTTATCTCCTACTCCGGCCATGCCAGCAGTCTTGCCGTCAGGCACTGTAAAATACACGTAGGAGGGGTTGTGAGTCATGAGAAAAGGTAGCTCGCTATGATCTATCCCATGACCCTCTTCGACCTCTCTGAGGTCATCTGGACGGAGATTAAAGGCTACCTCTGTGGCAGCCTCGATTGTAATTGGGTGAATGTAATTAGGCACGTTTGTAAAACATTGGTGAATAGTCACCTTCCCATGCCATTGCTCTTAGGGTAGCTGGAGCTGGGTGACTTGATTTAAGTGTAATGTCTACGTTTTTATTCTTTTCATAGACTGGTATAGTTTGTACATGTTCTTCTAAGTATGGAGCATCAGATACTTCATACTCATCTAACTGATTAGATTCATATACATCATCGTAGTCAGCTTTACCTAGACGTTTAAGTTTAGTTTCATATAGACCTACCTTACCAAAGTGGAACTTACATCTGTGTACAATAAGTGAAGAGTTAACATCGGCAAAAGATTTTTCTCCCGAAACTTTAGTAGGATATATTCTAGGAAACTCTACAAGATATTCATAAAGGTATCCTATCTTTAATGTAACTCCTGACCAATCTCCCGGAACTGTAAAGCTAGTTGTACTGGTAGCTGTAGGTTTAGCATATCTAGCCAGTCTAGTTGCATTTGAATTTATATCTATTATAGCTAGATCATAATTAGGTGTAGTAACCTGAGCCATCCAACTTACACTACTAAATGTAGTTAAATTAGTTGTTGCATTATATACACCACCAGAAATATCTGTATGATTATCTAAATGTATAAGATAATTTACATCGTCTTGATTAATACTAGGCTCTTCATCTGACTGTACTAACTTTATAGATTGTAAAAAGTTATCTGTATCTACAAAATAGTAATCATCATTAACAATAAAGTGGTATTTTAATGGGTTATTTAGTTTCCATTTAAACCATGCTTGTTGTTGTTTCTGATCACCTATGGATAAATACCTATAACCATAGACTGTATCTGAGTTGGGCGTAGCATTATCACTTACATATTGCTGACCAAATAAAATTATATTATTCTCTCTAGAGTTAGTTAATAAATCTATATTTTTAGGTAATAATGAAGGTACAAGCTTACTGATTTCTACGACATCAGGTTCCCCTTCTCTTGAAGTATTAGCCATTTCATTGACTCGACTATACTTACCTGAGTTATCAATATATGATATAGTCGTGCCTAATGATATAGGAGGTACATCTTTATTATAGTTGTATGTAGAGACACTACGTAACTTAGCTGTATCTGGGTTTAGTACTGTATCATCAGATGCTAGCAAGAATTGTTGGTTTGTACTAAATACTAAAAGCCCTGCATTAATTTCTATGCCATCAAAAATTTCTGACGGAAACATAGAGGCAGCTGATATATCGATAGGGTCGCTAGCTGATACAGTCAGAGCTGATTCTATAAAGAAGTCAGGTTCTGCAAGTGACCCGGGTCGTGATAGTACGACATTCTCCCCTGCTAATATCGCTAATCTGTTACGAAAGAATAAAACTTTGTTAATACGTTTACCTAAAAATGTAGGCATAGGATTAGTAATTGTATCTCCTACACGTCGATCTGCATACGTAAATTGTTTGATAGTAAATGTAGCTATCTCACTTGATGTATTTTGATTAGCTATAGCTGTTCTCTGTATTACTAACGGCATGTTAGTCAGAGTTTTAGTTATACCCGGTAGAGCACACTCTACCCAAGATCCAGCACCATCTAAATTATTTTCTCCTTGAAATTGGAGATAATAGTCATCTTCATCAGACATTCTAGCGTTAGCTACTTTAACTATATAACCATGTCTACACATGTTAGGTAGTAAAGTAACTTCGTTGATTGTTTTCTGAAAGACTCTCATTAAGTCTTCTTCTACAATTTCAACGTTAAACGGATTACTACTAGATAAATATATACCCGGTCCTATAACTTTAGCAGTAACACCAGATGGTAGTTGTGAAACAATACCAGCCAATATAGTATCAGCTGTGACTGCTGTATCAGCATCAAATGGTGTAGGTGATGGGCGTATTAATCCGTCTCCATTGTTTGTAAGTGTAGCCTTAACAGTTGTAGTTTCTATTTCTGTAACACTAACTTCAATGTAAGCTTGTCCATCAGAGCTATTAGCTGTAGCTGCATGAGCTGGTTCTACACGTATAACATCTCCAACTTCCCAACCTTCTCCACCATGTAGTAAAACAACTTCTAAGTTATAACTACATCTATAGTTATCGCCACCCGGTCCGTTGCTGCTAGCACTATAGTTAGGGCTAACACCTTGCTGACCTAAAGCCGTAACTCGAAAATTTAGGTTATCTCTACCTGATGTCAGGGTTGTGCCACCACTATTTTTAACATGTACTATGTTTTCTGTAGATCCATAACTAGACTTAGCTGTAACAGCATATACTTCTGTACCTATACCGGGGCAATGACCTGAGCCATCACTTTCGTCATAGCTGTTACCTGTAATCTTAACTTTAGTTGCTCTTTTTACAGTAGTGAGATTACCAGTAGCAGTACTATCATAAATATTAATACCATATTGACGTCCATTCTCTGTTCGTAGCAGCTCTATCATAGCACAATGAGCTTCTGGTCTGTCAGATGTAGTACCAGTCTCACCTATTAAAGTGTTAGAATTAGAACTATCACGATTAGTAACAAAGGTAGTGTCGTTGATAGTAAGGAATTGTAAGTTTTCTGGGTCACTTGTTGCTAAATAATTTTGTATTGCTGTTTGTCCACCAGTACCATAAGCTATTGTCTGTGCAGCTCCAGCGTTATCACCGCTTGCTTTCCATACTTTAAGTGCTCCTGATGAATCTACTTGTCCAACATAAGCACCTTCGTCTTCATCACGAAAGTAGTGAAACCAAGATCCTCCACTCGCTACACTAGCTAATGGTGTTGTACCTACTCTAGCTGCACCCGGTCTTTTAAATAAACCATAGGTTACGTCAGGTATCGCGTTAACTATATCTCTTACCTGACCTTGAAATTTTAGATGATCTGGCTGTTCAGATATACCTTGGTTAAAACTAGCTATAGTTTGTGTTATGCCTGCCATTATCTTGGTAAGTTCCTCCATGGTTCGTATGTGGTATACACAGTATCTTCTGGGAATCCAAACATACTATGATTACCTTGATTACATTCGTACTCCATAAGGCTAGCTCGACTTAAACCTTCTTGTGAGCTTAAAAGTTGTACGAGTTGTGGATTAGCTACAAGTTGAGTAGCTGCCATTCTAGATGCTCTGTAAGTTATATGCCTTCTAAAGACTGGTGGTAAATCTTCAAACTCATATATTCTTGTAACATCTAATACGAATTTTTCTACGTCAGGAAATTCATCTGTATGAGTTTGTTTATCATACAAGAATCCTCCACGTCTGACGAAATTATATGTTCTACTTCTCCAATTATCATGTAGATCTATCTTAACTACATTTGCTGGAATAGTAACTTTGTTAGTAGTAGAATCTACTTGAAATTCTACATGACTCTCTTTATTAAAATGCCAGCCTTCTGACTGTACGTCTATACTAGCATCTTTTAATAAATTATATATAAATTGTATCTCTGGGTTTGCGTTTGTAATCGCCCCGGTCACGGGATCCTTTAACTGTGTTATCGGAGCCTGTCCGATAGCTCCCAGTATTGAATTTACTGCGGATAGTTCGGTATCGAGGTCAATAGTTGTGGAAGCCATAATAAAAAAAGGGGAGCCGAAGCTCCCGTATAAAAAATAAAACTTAGAAAGCAGCAGTTGCACCAGATAATGTACCTGTACCGGCTACTAATTCTACAGCAGCAGCTGGGTTTAATGGAGCTACTCCCATTGCGAGTCTTCCTAAGATTACGTCGCCTTGGTAGATAACTGACACGTCGCCAGATGTTACTTGAACTTGTGGTCCGATTGCTTCTACACAACCAACAGCTTCTTTCTGGAATATTAATCCACAGCTGTTAACGAATTTAGCAGCTTCACCATAATCATTTACAGTTCTTTGCCCTTCGTTAGCAGAAGCGTTAGCAGTAGGAACAGAAATCTCTTGCTGATCTCCCATGCCTTCAGACACGAAGTCACCTGTATTTGTTGGAGAGGTGACACCGGGGTTTGTAGCACCAGCGTTTCCATAAATCGTACCGAACTGTCCAAAGAATGGAATGTTCATTGACTTATAGATTCTGATACCAGCAATCTCAAGGATACCATTACCTGATTGTAATGCGTCACCTTGCTCATCTCTATTGATGAGGTATGCACCGGAACCTGATCCACCAACACCTTGTATTAATTCGTAATACTGTCTTGGGTTCAATACAGCTACACGTCCTTCACCACTTACTCCTTTTTCATCAAGAGCAGCAGCAGCGTCATAGAACGCATTAACTAGAAGAGTTGGGTCATATGCGTTTGAAGCATTACCTGTACCGACTCTGATCTGTGTTCCGCCGGGCTCTTGGAAGTTAGTCTTAGTGATAGGACTAGCTTGTCTAGCAGCCTTAGTAACAGCTCTGAAGATACGTCTGTCATAGTTTTCTGCTAGTGCATATCCGATCTTACGAGAAATTTCTCCTCTTAAGTCGTAATGTGCAAGTGTTTCGTCCAACTCATATACGAAAGCTGAACTGATTAAGAGGTCATCACACTCGATTGTTACCTCTGCTACTGGAGGTGCACCATCGGTGTTACCTAGTATGTTGTTTCCGGGAATATGGAACTCACTCTTTGTTCTTCCTGTGAAGATGAACTGCATTGAGCGTCCATTTTTAAGGGTTCTCTTTGTTACAAGATCTCTAGCGATTGTGTTACGCTGGAAGCCTTTGAACAATTCTCCGGAAAACAATTTTAAATATAAATTACGGCGAGCAGCGGTTGTTGTTGCTGCACCGTTATTGGCACCCGACCACGTTAGATTTGAAGGGTCGTTTCCACTTTGCTGTGCTACAGCCATTGTTTTCAGTTAAAATTAAAGGTTTATATTTCTTTGTACAAATTTTTCTCGAGATTTTTTGTGGTCTATCCCACCGTCTAGACGGCTC